TGCGGTAAATATCCCCCCGACACAAAAAATTTGGGAAGGCGGGCACCGTGATTACTGACTCGTGCCGCGCCGGCCGCGTCGCCGTCCTCGAAGCGTTGCGCGACTATTTGGCCGCCCTGATCGACGGGTTCGATGGGCAGCCGAAGGACATCGCCCCGATCACGAAGCAGCTGGCCGATGTGGTGCGGGAGCTGGACGAGTTGGCTCCGCCGTTGAGGAAGGGCACGGCGCTCGATGAGCTTGCCGCGCGGCGCGCAACGTCCTAGGGTCCACGTCGCCCCGAAGGGTCGGTGGCGCGGTGATGGGGAGGACGCCGCGTTCCTGTCGGCTGCTTACGGGTTGGCGCCGGATGAGTGGCAGCGGTTCGTGCTGGAGGATTGGTTGGCCCGGTCGGGTCGGGGCGGGAAGTTCGCGTCGTTGACGTGTGGGCTGTCGGTTCCGCGGCAGAACGGCAAGAACGCGATCCTTGAGATGCGCGAGTTGTTCGGGATGATCCAGCTGGGTGAGAAGTTTCTGCACACCGCCCATGAGGTGAAGACGGCGCGGAAGGCGTTTCTGCGGTTGGCGTCGTTTTTCGAGAATGAGCGGAAGTGGCCGGAGCTGTCCGAGTTGGTGAAGGACATCCGCCGGACGAACGGTCAAGAGGCGATTTTGTTGACGAACGGCGGCGGGGTTGAGTTTGTGGCCCGGTCGAAGGGGTCCGGTCGCGGGTTCACGGTGGATGTGTTGGTGTGCGATGAGGCCCAGGAGTTGTCGGATGACGCCCTGGAGGCGTTGATGCCCACGACTAGCGCGGCGCCGCAGGGGAATCCGCAGTGGATTTTCACGGGGACCCCGCCGGGGCCGACGGCGAACGGTGAGGTGTTCACCCGGACGAGGGTGGATGCGTTGTCGGGGAAGTCGTCTCGGTTGTCGTGGCATGAGTGGTCGGTGTCGGGTGCGGTGGATTTGGATGATCCGGTTCATGCTGCTGCGGTGAATCCGGCGTTGGGTGGCCGGTTGCAGTGGGATGTGGTGTTGGGGGAGCGTGCCCGGTTCTCCGATGAGGGTTTTGCGCGTGAGCGTTTGGGGATGTGGGATTCGGCGGCGACGCACCGGGTGATTTCGGCGGAGTCGTGGGCTGTGTGTGCGGCCTCGAATTTGCGGGATGCCGGCCGGGAGGTGGCGTTGGCGTTGGATGTGTCGCCGGACCGTTCGACGGCGACGATGGCGGCGGCGTCGTGGACGGTGGACGGCTTGCCGTATGTGGATGTGGTGGAGTCGCGTCGCGGTGATGCGGACTGGGGTGTCGGCAAGTTTGTTGATTTGGTTGACCGCCATGATGTTCGGGCTGTGGTGGTTGATGGTGCTTCAGCTGCGGCGTCGCTGGTGGATTCGTTGCGGCAGCGCGGGGTGACGGTGACGGTGACGACGGCCCGGCAGATGGCGGCGGCGTGCGGCCAGTTTTTTGATTCGGTGATGGATGGGGAGATGCGTCATTTGGATCAGCCGGTGTTGAACGCGGCGTTGGGGGCGGCGCGGAAACGGCTGATTGGTGATGGTGGTTGGGGTTGGTCGCGGAAGGATAGCGAGTCGGATATCACGGCGTTGGCGTCGGCGACGTTGGCGTTGTGGGGTTTGCGTTCGGATGAGGTGGCGGCGCCGCCGCGGGTCCGTTCCGGGAAGGCGTGTTTCGTGTGATGTTGGATAGCGACGATTTGCGCGGCCTGGTGTCGGACATGTGGATGTTGCGGCAGTCCGAGCGGGCTGTTTTGGACAACATTTACGAGTACATGAAGGGTGATCGGGGTTTCCCGTCTTTGCCGGATGCGGTGGAGCAGGAGATCGTCGATCTGGCGCGGCTGTCGCTGAAGAATGTGTTGCCGCTGGTGCGGGATGCGTTCGCCCAGAATTTGTGTGTGGTGGGGTACAGGTCGGCGTTGGCGAAGGAGAATCATCCGGGCTGGCGGATTTGGCAGCAGAATCGGATGGATGCCCGCCAGGTTGAGGTGTATCGGCCGGCGATCACGTATGGGGCGGCGTATGTGGCGGTGACCGCTGACGATGATGGGGTGGTGCGGTGGCGTCCGCGTTCGCCGCGGCAGTTGTCGGCGATTTATGAGGATCCGCAGACTGATGAGTGGCCTCAGTTCGCGTTTGAGATGTGGGTGGATCAGTCGTTTGCGAAGCCGCGCCGGCGGGCGACGGTGTATGACGACGAGTTCATGTATCCGATTGATTTGGGTGAGGTTCCCGCGTCGTCGGTGTGGTTGGATCCGAACACGATTGAGTTCGCCCGGTCGTTGGGGTCGTTTGATGTGGGTGATCCGGTGCCGCATGGGGCGTCGGTGTGCCCGGTGGTCAGGTTTGTGAATGCGCGTGACGCTGATGATGTGATTGTGGGGGAGATCGAGCCGCTGCTGGTGCTGCAAAAAGCACTCAATAGCGTGAATTTCGATTCGATGATTGTGTCGCGGTTTGGGGCGTTCCCGCAGAAGGTGATCACCGGATGGTCGGGCGCGGCGGATGAGGTGTTGCGGGCGTCGGCCCGCCGGGTGTGGGCGTTTGAGGATCCGGATGTGAAGACCACGTCGTTCGCGCCGGCGGATTTGGCGCAGTATGACGGGAAGCTGGTGGAGATGCTGGAGTTCATCGCCACCGTCGCCCAAGTGTCGCCGTCGAAGTTGAATCCGAAGCTGTCCCATGTGTCCGCGGACGCCCTGGCGAGCGCGGAGGCGAATGAGCAGCGGAAGACGGAGCAGAAACGCGACAGCTTCGGGGAAAGCTGGGAGCAGTGTTTCCGGCTGTCGGGGGAAATCTCCGGTGATAGTTCTTTGGCGGGGGATGAGTCGGCCGAAGTGGTTTGGCGGGACACCGAAGCCCGCAGCTTCGCGGCGGTGGTGGATGGTGTGCAGAAGTTGGCGGCCACCGGCATCCCGATCGAGGAGCTGGTGGACATGGTTCCTGGTGTGACGCAGCAGAAAATTCAGGCCATCAAGGACGGGATCCGCCGCAACCAGGTGAACGGGTTGGTGTCGGCGTTGACGCAGCGCGGCACGATGCCGAATCCGCCGTCTGAGCCGGGTGTGACGCAGCCGGATGCCCTCGTCAGCTGAGGTCGCCGAGTTTCAGAATCTGGTCACCCGGCTGGCCGGGCTGGCCATCGCCGACGCGGTCGGCCTGCTGCGGTCGGTCGATTCCGCGGACGCGGCGCAGCTGCTCGAGGTGTATCCGCAACTGCTGGATCCGTATTTGGCGGCGACCGCCCAGTTGACCGCCGAGTGGTACCACAATTTGGCCCCGGACACCGGTTTCCCGGTGCAGCCGGCGGACCTTCCCGACCGCGGGGTGTTGGCGGCGAACGTGAATTGGGCGTTGACACAGTTGGATCCGGTGCAGGCGTTGACGGGGTCGGTGGAACGTCAGGTGTTCACGGTGAGCCGAGAAACGGTGCTGGGGAACGCGGAGCGGGAGAACGTCCGGTTTTCCCGGTATGCGTCGGCGAACGCCTGCCCGTGGTGCCGGGTGTTGGCGACCCGCGGCGCCGTCTACCGCAGCCAGCAGGCGGCGGTGAAGGGGCATGACAACTGCCATTGCATCGCCGTGCCGGATCGGGCGGGAAGCCCGTATGTGCCGCCGGACTATGTGGCCGGCTGGCTGGACGACTACAACAAGGCCCGCGGCCAGGTCGGCGGGAATTTGAACGACATCGTGAATGCGATGCGCAGAGCTACCCCATAGGTGGGGTGTGACGCTCACGTCGAGCGGATCAATCGACGGACTATCCCCGGAACGGGAGACGAAAAACAATGGATGAAACTGTCGACGACACCGCCGACGATTTCGACCCGATCACCTCGCAGGAAATGCTGGACCGGATCATCGGTGCCCGCATCGACCGAGTGAAGAAGCAGTACGCGGGCTTCGACGAGTTGAAGGCCAAAGCGGCCCAGTTCGACGAGTTGCAGGAAGCCAGCAAGTCCGAGTTGCAGCGGGTGCAGGAACGCGCCGCGCAGCTCGAGCAGGAGTTAGCGGCGGAACGGTTCAACGCGTTACGCGCCAGTGTGGCCGCCGCTAAAGGCGTCCCGGCGTCGGCGTTGTCCGGCACCACCCGTGAGGAGCTTGAAGCTTCGGGGGATGCACTTCTGGAATGGCGGGCCGACCAGGCATCGAAAGCCAAGCCCGCCAAGCAGGTTCGCGGTCTGAAGTCTGGGGTTCTGTCCGACACCCAGGTGATGGATCCGAAGGAAAGGGCGGCGGCGGCCATCCGGTCGCTGCGTTCACACGATTAAACACGTCCCGATCAGTGGAAAGGACTCTGACGGGCAACCCTGAAAGGTAAAACATCATGGTTGATATCAACCGGTCAGATGTCAGCACCCTCATCGAGGATGCATACAGTCAGGTGCTGTTGGAGTCGGCGGCCGCCGGTTCTCAGGCACTGCAAGCGTTCCCCACGGTCAACCTGGGGACGAAGACCACGAACCTTCCGATGCTCGCGGCGCTGCCGCAGGCCGGGTGGGTCACTGAGGATGTGGGCGACGCTTCCGGCACGAAGCCGACCAGCGAGGTCCGCTGGAAGAACGTGACGATGGTGGCCGAGGAGATCGCGGTCATCGTTCCGGTTCACGAGAACGTGCTGGATGACGCGACCACCGACATCCTCACCGAGATCACCACTTTGGCGGGTCAGGCCATCGGCCAGAAGCTGGACCAGGCGGTGTTCTGGGGTTACGGGAAGCCGGCGTCGTGGACGTCGTCGGATCTGTACACCGCTGCCACTGGGGCGTCGCAGACTCAGACGATCACCGCGGGTGCGGCGAACGCCGACGACGTGGTGGGTGCGGTCACCCAGTGCGCGAAAACCCTGTCGGGTGAGGGTTTGATGCCCGACAGCCTGTGCGCGAATCTGACGTTCCGCTACGACGTGGTGAATCT